CTTGATGATCTGGACCGTCTCTTCGGGGCTGGTGATCATCGTGCCCAGCGCAGACTTGAAGCTGGCCATGCTGAAGGTGTTGAGTTCAGGCATGGCCGCATAGTCCGGCAGTGCTTGCGTGGTTGGCGTGGCGCGCTCGGTGCCAGTGATGGCCTCACGGATGCCGCCCACGATACCCATCGGCTCGGTCTTCTTAATCGCAAAGCCGGTGGGCACCTTGGCCATGCCGTTGGATACATCGCGCTCCAGCTCCATCATCTCGTCGCGTGTCATACGTCCGGTGCTGTAGGCCTCCAGGACAGCCGCAGGCAGCTCTGGCATGGTTGGTCTGGCGCCTTGGGGTTGCTCGCCACGCAAGGCCGCGCCACGGGGCAGCATAAGGGTGCCGCCGCGAACGTCGGCCTCAAACTCTGCCGACTCTGCAGGCGTCATTTGTCCGGTGCTGTAGGCTTGGAAGACCCTCGCAATCGCATCCGGCGGTACAGCAGCCATGCTGCTGGCACCAAGAGCACGCTGAAATGTGCTGGTCGTACCGCCCTCCGCAATACTTGGTGCCTGCGCAGTGGCAGCCTGTGGGCTGAGGGATCGCACGCCTTGCGAGACGCGATCGATGTAAGCCCTGGTGCGTGGTCCCCAGTTGGCCGGGTTGGTGCCGCCGTGGTACTCGGCAGCCGCCAACTTGATGTCGCCCTTGTTGCGGTCCAGCGACTCCTTGAGCAGCAGGCCTGCAGCCTCGGCTGAGTTCTCTGGGCTGAGGTAGGCGTCCACGCCATACTTCTTGAGCACCGCCTGGCGGGTGGCCGGGATGATCTGGAACGGGGTTTTTGCGCCTGCCTCAGACACCTGGTCGGCATTGCTGCGCTCGCCTCGCGTGAGCACCGAGACCAGCAAGCCCTCCGGCAGCCCGAGCTTTTGCTCGGTGCCAGCGGCCAGGTCAGACCAAAACGGGTCTTTGTAGCTGGTAGGGGTTTGTTGCGTTGCCATGTTTTATTTTTTGAACGTAGTGCGATCTTTGCTTGCACGCATGATGATGGCATCAATTTGGTCTTGAGTAAGTCCCAGATTTCGAAGTTCTTGCGAAATTTCACCAACGCCAGTTTCAAGTTCTGTTTTCATGCTGGCGTTTTTTTGTACCAAACGGTCATTCAAAAGCCTTTTAATCACAGTTTCAAGCTGTTGCGTTTTCCTAGCAATATCAGCAGGAGCTGCTTGTAATTGCGTTGGCACTGCTGCAGGAGCCGGTGCGGCTGTGGCGGCCATTGGCGCAGCAGCGCGCGCAACAGGAGGAGGCGGAAGCGGAACGTTTTGTATAAATTGGGGAACATTATCTGAAACAGGCGCAGCAATAGGAGCTGGTGCGGGAGCTGGTGCTGCTACAGGCGCAAGAGCTGGCGCTGGTGCAGCTACAGGTGCAGGAGCTGGCGCTGCAGGTGCAGGAGCTGCAGGTGCAGGAGCTGGTGCTGCAGGTGCAGGTGCAGCTTGAGCGCCAGGCACAGCGCCTGTCTCAGGGTTGGCAAACCGCATGTAACCACGGCCAGACACTGCACGGCCAGATTGATCTGCGGCCAAGTCTTGTGCGCGCTGGTCCATGAACTGGCGTGCAAAGTCCACGTAAGTAGTGCCTTTGGGCACTTGGATGCCGCCGATGTCGATGTCTTTGTTGGCACGGCCAAGGGTGCCGTTTGAGTTCACCCACTCAGACTTAGCGCTTTCGGCCACCGCATCATATTGCGACATTTTGGCCATGCCGCGCAGGAATGATGCGAGCACGGCTGCGTCAGCCGTTTCTGGTGGCAAGCCCTTGAGCGCCAGCTCGATGTCCTTGTCTGTGGCCACGCCTGGTGGCAACGACTTGATGGCCTGCGTGTTGCGCAGCCGGGTGTACTCATTGCGCAGTTGCGAGAATCCGTCCTGGTTGCCGGTGAGGTTTTTCACCTTCTCAGAGAACGATGTTCCTAAGCCCGTGCCGCCACCAGCCGACTCCATGCGGCTGGCCAGATCGAGCATGCGGCCTGCGGCCTGCTCGGAGCCGACGGCAGCCACTGCTGCATCGTTGACGATCTTGGCTGCGTTGGCATCGAGCGTGGTGCCCTTTTGGTTCAGCTCAAATAACTTGGCTTCAACGTCAGACTGCAACTTGTCTCGGTCCAGTTTTAGGCGATCTCTATCAAGCACCAGCCTGCTGGAGCGATCTGCAATCTGGCTGTCCAGGCTGCGGATGTTGGCCGCTGTGTTCGTGTTCTCCAGCGCCAGGCGGGTCGGCGTGTTGGCCGTGACCAGCTCTTCCTTGATTGTGCCAACTTCACCCAATCGAATTTCGGCTGGTGCCTTCAGTGCCTTGATTGAGGCCTCCAGCACCTTGTCACCACCAGGCAATCCAGCCATGTTGATGCCAGCAATTTTTAATGCTGAGGTTGGGTCATTTTCTGCAAGCTTCGCTGCAACCTCGTAGGCTTTGGCTTCGCTCTCTCGGCCTGAGTTGCGCTCGGCCAAGGCACGGTCCTTCAAAAGCTGGATGCCGATCTGGGGCTGGTTGGCGCTGAATGCTGAGATGACTTGGCCACCAAAGCGCAACTGGTTTTGCTGCTGATCTTTGGACAGCGTTTCAAAGTTGGCGCGCATGCTGGCTGCTTCTTTTTCAGGCAACAGCATGGCCACGTTGGTGAAGTCTCGCGCAGTCGGGTTGGGGTTTTGAATCAGCGCATTCACTTGCGTTTGCAAGCTCTGCTTGCGCACCAGCTCCTGCTCCTGCAGTTGACGCTGAGCAGTGATGTCGGCAATCGATGCGCCGATCTTGAAGCCTCCCAAGGCAGCCTCAAAAGGACTCTGGACGTTGAGTGAGTAGTTGATTGGTTGGACCATTTGTGGCTCCTTAAACCTTGCTGTAGTCCACGGTGAGGTATCCACCGGACTGGCCCACAGCGTCAGGATAGATGCCAAGCACCTCTTGCGCCATCAAACCGATCTGACGACCGCCGCCCCAGGTGTATTCAAACTCGTAGACGCCCAGGCCATCTGGCCGAGTGCCGATGCGTTGGATGTTCTTTTTCAGACGGATGTCGCTAAAGATGTTGCCAAACCCTGGCGTCATTGCTGCGCCAGTTTTGCCTACGTTGGCGCCGTACTGAGCGCCCAAGAACTGAGCAGGCAGGTTCAGGACGTTGGCAAAGGCTTGGCCTTGCGCCAGCTCTGAGCCAGCGCGTGCAGCTCCTTGCTGTCCCATCAATCCTGCAATGTCTGCACCAGTTCTCAGGCCAGCCGTACCAACGCCTGCCGCCGATGACTGGCCAAGTTGTGCCAAGTTCTGCGTGGTAGTTTGTCCCAGTGATGTCAGGCCGCCAAGGCGACCGTACTGGGTTGCGATTTCCTGCTGCAGCATTTGCGGCCTGAACTGCGCCAGTGCGGCTTGGATGTTGCCGCCACGCAGGCCACCAGTGGCCGATGCACGCTGTAGCAGCGCTTCCTCGCCCTGCTGAACTTGGGCCTGGAAGCCTGCGCCGCCCTCAATGGCTGCAATGGCTGCTTGCTGAGCCTTTGGACCAAGCAACCCGGCAATGGCCTGCTGTTGCTGCAGTGCAGGCGCTCCGGCTGCAGCGTAAGGCTGCAGGCCACCGATGGCGGTGGTGCCTGCGGTAACGTAGGGTTTGAGGATCTCCTGAATTGCCTCGAACTGGCGACGCTGCTCTTCGATTCCAAGCTCAGCGGCCTGAGTTTGTGCACCAGAGGCTTTGCTGGCTGCATTGCTTTGCATGATGCCGCCGACAACTTGCGTGCCCCCGATGACTAGGGCTGTTATTGGATCAGGCATTGCCGAACTCCTTCATGTAATCTTCAAGCGTCTCGCCATACAGCTCCATGACTTGTTGCGCCGTTTCAGTGGCGCGCTGAGTGCCGTGGCACAGCGCCACCGTCATCAGCACCACGTCATAGTAGCCTGCGCGCCAGACAAACGAGCGCGCATCTGCTTTGCCACTGCGCTCGGCCTGGTCAGATGCTTGCCACTTTAAAATCATCGACGCCACGATAGGCGTCAGGGTTTGCGAGTTTGCAATCCAAAATGTGTTTTGGCTCATGCCGACCAGCGTGTTCCAGATCGTAGCATTCAGGTCATCACGCTCGACGGCATCACCGTCGGCCACGTCATCAAAGACCTGAATCGCTCCGTAGAGCATGAGCAGCCACTCGATAGCTGGCGCTGGAAGCGCTAAACCCTTTTGCAGGTTCAGTTTCAGCCAATCGATACCAGTCATGCGCAACCCTTCAATGGTCGGATGAGCTGCTGGCGGCTCGATAAGCTCAGCCCTTGCATTTTCTCACAATTTGACATTTGGTCAATCCTCGTCTTCTTCCTGGTCTTCCCAGGCCTGGCAGACGCGCATATCATTGCAGATGAAGTTGAGCTTTTCACAGTGCCCACGGAAGCCTGCGCCCTTGTCGTAGGTGGCAAGCGGGATGCGCTCAATCCTGACTTGAGTCATAAAGCTGTTGTCGTAATAACCACAGTTTGAGCAGTGCTTGCGCCGTGCATCCTTCTCGTCGCACTGCATCGCCTCGGCCAGCCCCACATAAAACGGTTTGTTTGCGCCTGGCTCGTTGGTGGGCATTTCAGGGCCATAGTTCCAATCAGAGACCGCAACGGCATAGTTCTTTTTGTTCTCTGCGTTGGTGATGAATTCATCATCCATCGGCAGGCCCATAAAGCCCTTGGGCATCATCATAAATTTGTCCATACGGTGCTCCTTATGTAATCTCGCGGCCAGAAACGCGCAGCGTCAGTGCTGTGGCATTGCTGGCGATCGTGCTGATGAATGCACCGGCATCCAGCTCCTGGCCGACCAGCTCGGGGCACAGGTAGGTCTCGCCTGGCACCACTGTGCGGTCGTCGATGATCAGGTTGGAATTGCCTGCGCTGCCGCCAGACTGCACCAGGTTGACGCTGAACGTGCGGTTCACCGTGTCGGTGTTGGTGACGGTGGCCTTGTCGATCAGAGCCTTAACGGCCGTGGCCGTGTACTGGGTTGTCTGGCTGGCTTCCATCTGTTTGGGTGCCACCAGGGTTTTGACGATAACGGTCATTGAACACCTCCGATGTTGTTGTTGACTGTGAGAATTATGGACGGGATGCCTGGCACTGGTGCAGCCGCAGGAAAGGCGGCAATCTCGACGCTGAGGTCGTTGACCGAGAACATCATCTCGACATAGTCGTTGGCCTTGAGGTCAAAAAAGTAATTCAGCGACGAGAAAATTTCAGCGTTATTGCCCTGAATCCTGATTCTGCTGGCGCTGTCTGTTACATCAACACCATTTAGCCGAAACCAAAAATCAAATATTCCTGTGCCGCCTGCGGTTTTATCCAGTTGGAATGAGGTGTCAAAGTTGTAGATGCCCTCGCTGTCCACAATGATGCGCGAGGTAGTCGAGCCAATGAATACGCCATTGCTCAGGTCGGTGCTGTTGAATGTGATCGCCGTGGCCGTGTTGATGACCGTGGCCGTCTGCGTGGTGGTGTCATAGAACGAGCCGTACCGCGCGCGCTTGAACTCTCTGGCTGGCGGTGTCATCTGCAGCCCTTCGACGGCAGCCGTCAGGCTTCCAAGCAGTGCCATCACCTGGTTGACCTTGTTCTCCGTTGACGCAATGCTGACTGCAGCATTTTGGGCCAGCGAGGCGATCTGGTCCAGCGCCAGCGTGGCCTTACCATCGATCACGGCAGAACTGACAGCGGCCTCCTGCGCCAGTGCAGCAATCATGCCCAGCGCCTGCACGGCAGTGGCCTGGGCCGTGCCTGCCGAGATATTGATCTCCAGCACCACATCAGGCGCAATGGCGTCGACCGTTGCGAACAACAGCTCGAACTGCCTGATCTGCTGCTGGTCGGTCAAGAACTGCGCGAGCTGGTCGCGGGTCAGGTTTAGCCTGCGGGAGACGGGTACGGTGGCCATCAGTACAGCAACCCTTCGATCTGCATCTCAAGGCGTGCAAATGCAATGTGTGAATCGCTGTCGCCACGGAAACGCTGGATGCGCCAGTTGCGCATGTGGCCCTGCTGGAACCATGCCAGGCGCTTGGAGGTGTTGCCGATGGTGCCCACGTAGATGTAGCGGTCCTGGCTGTAGGACAGGCCGTCCAGCGAGTAGCTGGTGCTGATCTGCGGGTTGGTGCCCAGCGCCACTCGTCCGGTCAGGCTCACCAGCTCGATCTTTTGGAACAGTGCGCCCTTGCCCTCGTTGTAGGCAATGATGGTGCCGAACTCCCAGCGTACCTTCTGCCCCCAGTGGCTACCAATGTCGTCCACCAGGTAGCCGATGGTGCTGGACTGTGGGTCGCCCACCAGCCACTTGTCGTAGGCCCAGACGAGGTTGCGTGCTCGGTACTGCGCAAAGCCGACCACCGTGGTGGTCAGGGTAAACCATACCTGATCGCCCAGCGCCTCGGATGCGGCTGCGTCGTAGACGATGGTGCGGTCTGGCAGGTGCACGTAAAGGTGCTGGTGCGACTTGTCGTTGCGTGCCTCCAGCTTGACCTGGGCAAGTTGCGCCTCGCTGTAGGTCAGCAGCAGCTCGTCGATCTCTTGGGTGCTGATCTTTTGGGTGGTGGCCGCTGCGCCCACATAGATGCCTGGGGACTCGTTGCGGCCACTGCCCAAGAAGGCGATGCGCTCGATGTAGACGCAACAGGCAAAGGTGCCGATCACACCCTTTTGGATTTGAGCGCCATCGATGCGTTGGAACGGGAAAAGGTCGCCGCCGATGTTGTCGAACACCTCGATGGTGTTGCGGTTTAATGCGTAGACCTCGTTCCGTAACTTGAGCAGCGCCACCACGGGATCGGGGTCAACCTCGGAACTGCCGTACTTCAGCGGGTTGACTTGGGTCGGGTCTGACAGCTCGGTGACGATCAGGAACTCGCCGTCGGTGGTCATGAAGTAGCCATCCACCCACACCACGTCGAGCACGATGCCCAGGTCTGGGTCGGTGACTTGCGTTAGCGTCGTTCCGTTCCAGTAGTACAGCCTGGTGCCGGACGCGATAGCCAGCAGGTCGAAGCTGTAATCGAACGTCACCAGCGTGTTGACGGGGCCGCCAACATCACCCAGCACGGTCACAGCGCCATTGCTGGCCACCGACACCAGCTTGGTGCCCATGACCCTGTAGCACTCGTCCTGCCAGTTGATGCCGCCTCGGTCGATGCCTGGGCCGCTGCCGTTGGCCACCAAACCGTCACCTGGCCGCAGGTAGCCGGTGCTGATGCCACTGTTCTTGGGCACCGGCACCATGTTGACGGGGTAGGACGTGCGAAAGTCCGGGCCGTTGTCCGTGTAGATGCCGTTGAGAATTGAGATTTGCATTACTTCGCCTTGTTTCGTGCGGAGATTTTCTTTGCCTTGGCTTGTGCATCAGCTTTGCTCGATGCGCCCCATGCCCTCAGACTCAACAGCAGTCGGGTCGGCTCGCCGTCTTTGTACTCAGGGCCGGGGTTGTTTCCCATGCGCGCCAGGAACGACGCCCTGCGTGGGTTGTCGCCGGACTTGACAGGCGGCTTGATGTTCTGGCCTGCAGCCTTCAAGCTGGCGCGCCCAGCAGCGTTCAAGCCGCCCTTGGGGTTCTGCCCTTCCTTGCGCTGCCATGCCGGTGTTTTCATCTGAACCTCGAAACCTTTGCAGCCACCTTTTTGGGCTGCTTGACGAACTGCTTGCCTGCCTTGGTGCCCTCGCGCTTGGCCTTGGTGGTGGCCGCATACTCTGCCGCTGACAGGGCTTTGATGGCCTTCTCGGGCAGATAGCGCTCACCGGTCTCGCTCGACGGCTTGCCGGACTTGGTGCGCCAGTTTTGCGCGCTCCAGTCCTTCAGGCTTTTCTGCGGGGCTTTCATTTATAGCCTCCGCCTTTTTTCTTGTACTCCACCGCCAGCATCTGGGCCTTGCGAGCCGACCACTCGCCTGGATCACCGCCCTTTGTTCCTGCCTTGATTTTCTCAAACAGGCCTTTGCGCATGGTTGGCTTTGTGTAGTTTCCAGCCGCATTGACGGTAGATTTAGGCTTGGTGGCCATTACGCTACCACCGCACCTCGGAATCCAACAACCCACCAGTCAGTTCCAATAAACTGAAGCGTTGCAGAATCTCCAACAGCGTTAAACGTGACTGTGGTTCCACTTCCAAGATTAGCTGGAGTCAAGACACCAGTATCACCACCAGCCGCCTCTGCGACATAAACAATCGTCTTCAACTGCCCTTGTGCGCCATCTGCAAGAGTCAACGCATTGCCTGCTGCGGTTGAAGTAAAGGCGGTGGCGAGGCTGGTGATATTCACCGCCCCAGGGCCACTCAATGCCTGCACTGTTCCTGATGCCCCAGTGCCACCATTTGCAACTGCTAGAGCGCCTGTTACGCCAGTCGTTAGCGGCAAGCCAGTGCATGAGGTAAGAGTGCCAGATGTTGGCGTGCCGAGAATTGGAGTAATGAGAGTCGGGCTGGTGTTGAACACCAACAGGCCAGTGCCGGTCTCATCGGTCATTGCTGCCCGTAGATTGGCGCTCGTTGGATTGGTCAACCATGCAGCAATACCAGCAGCCAAAACTGTCTCAGCATTGATGTTGTACCAACTGTTTGTTGGCTGGTAAAAGCGATAAACAGCCGCGCACCCGGCGCCCAAAGTTGTGACTGCACCATAAATGGCAGATGCGCCATTCAGCGCAATGGTCAGCGAGGTGATCTCTTGCGTTGTCGTGATCAGGACCGTAGTGCCATCAGGAACGCCTGTGTTCAGCGGCAGAGTGATCGTGCCAGTCGCCAGTGTGCCAGCGGGTTGCAGCAGCATCCACTGTTGTTGGCTGACCGGGGTCGGCACTGTGATGTTGAACCCGCTGCCAGGCACAAACAGATTCACCGCCAGCGTGGGGCTGGCAAATGTCTGCTGAAAATACTGCAGCAGCGCATTGACCGACATGCGCCGAGCGTCGCCGTTGTTCGGGGTGTAGACGGGGATTTGGTCGCCAGGTGATACCTGGCCGATGACGGGTAGTTGATTGATGGATGGCATGATGGTCCTTAGTTGTAAGTCAGTGGCCCATCAGGGCCAGCGTCCACTGGGTTGTAAGGCGGTCTGATGAACGGATTGTCGTAGACGCGCCAGGGCTTGTTGCCTGCGCCTGCTGGCATGGTGCCTGGCAGTTGCTGCTCCAGCGGGAACGTAGCGCGCTGGAGCAGGGTGTCATAGCCCTGCTTGCCTGTGGCCTTGGTTTCGGGCATCACCACCTTGCCGTAGCTCGGGGCCAGGCGCACAGCCAGGTTGCAGATGATGGCCTCATAGGCCGAATCGGGGACGTTGGTTTGCTCATCCAAGTCGCCATCCTGGGGGCTGGACGGGATCGGATAGCCCAGCCGGATGCCCTTGCCGTTCCAGTCGGCCATCATGGCATCGAGCCTGCGCCTGGCAGTCTCAACCTGCTCAGGCTGAAGGTCAAAGGCATAGGACGCAAGGCCGATCTCTTCGAACGCTGCGCTGATAAATTGGCGCTTGCTGTAACCCATGCTAGGCTCCTTGTGCCAGTGCTGTGGCGATTAAACCACTTAGCTTTTTGTCTGTGGTGCGACCATTAAACGGGATGCCCAGATCGGTGGCCTTAGCCTGCAGCTCGTTGCGTGTCGGCGGTACATCGTCCTGTGGTGCATTTTGCACCTCAATGATCGAGGCATTAATTGGGGATGGAAAAAAAACCTTTGTGGCTTTGCGCTCAATGGTTTGTTGCTTTTTAAGGCGTCGTTTTCGCAGCCGCAACTCTTTCCAAGGGGCAAGAGTCTTGTCTTTTATGATAGCGGCTGACTTGATCATTTCATCTTCTTCATCGGTGCTTTGCTGGGCTTGCCTGCGGTTTTTGCTGCCTTGCTTGCCATGCTCAAAGACATCGCCACGGCTTGCTTTTGGGGCTTGCCTGACTTCATCTCCATTGCAATATTTTTACCGATGGTCTTGTCTGAGTAGCCTTTTTTCATCATTTCGATCTCCACGTGAAACAGGCCAACATCTCTGCTGGCCTGCTTGGTTAATTAACCACCGATGCGGTAGACCACAAAGGTATCTGCAGCAGTCTTGCGGCAACGGAACCGTGCAGATGCACCAGCCGTAGCCGCAGTTGCTGCAGCACCCACGATGGTCACGTTTGTGTTGACCGTGAGGGTCAAAGCAAATGCAGCCAAAGTGATGACGCTGAAGTCAAACGAATCGCCGATTGCCCACTCGGTTGCCAGGTCAAGGTTTGCGCCTGTTGGCAACTGGATGTCACGGCTAGCAGTTGGCGTTGCAGTGATGATGCCTGTCAACACGTTAGCAGCAGTTGCCGCCATTGCAGCACCATCAGCAATGTTGGCAGGCGCACCCTGCGGCTGCCAGTTGCCATTGTTGCTGATGTCAGGGGCAACGCCCACGGAGTAGTACGCGCCCGATGCACCAGCCTGGATAGTCACGTTGGTAGCATTGGTGAACGCACCGGACACATAGGTGGTGTTCTCGACAACAGTCAGCAGGTCTTGCGAGTCAGGAAAGTTGGGGAAACCAACTTCTTGAAACACATTCGCTGGTGAGAAGGCTTGAATGGCGATTTTCTCGCCTGCTGGCACGGTGACGGTGGCTGTGCCCTGGGTGAAAATTACGTTATAGCTCATGATGGTGACTCCTTATGCTTGACCGAACAGCAAGATGCCAGACATTTCCGGCTGCTTATTGACCACACCAAACAAGGTATCGAGACGATACTTGGTCTTCATGGTGTTGACATCGTATTGCTTCTGCATGACCAGCTCGATGCCTTGGTCAGTGCTTGCGCGCATCACTGCGACACCAGCGTCAGAAGGCACAGCGTAACGGCCTGGCAGAATCTCCAGCGCATCCTTCTGCCAGAAGCAGTTGATAGGTGCTGCCGCCACGTTCAGGCGCGTGATGGTGCGGCCAGCGGCTGCAGTCACGATGACGTTTTGGTACTGCAACTCAGCGTCAGTGCCACCCTGGGCCGAGATGATCGGTGGGGTGATGACGCAGGTCGTGGCATTGATCACCTGCACCACACGGAAGGTCTTGGAAAAACCAGTTCCTTGTTTGGTGATGTGATGCACGGCCTCAACACCAGCGATCTGGATTGGCGTGCCTGCTGGCAGGTCGGTGGTGCTGGAGACCGTGATGGTCTGAAAGCGGTTGTCCACGTTCTGGGTCTCGCCGGTGGCAGCCGTCTGGGTTGCTTGTGGCACGTAGTAGTTGCCAGCCGCAGCCAGGGTGCTCATCGTCGGGTCTGCACCAGTGCGAGCCGTGATACGGTTTGCGTAGTCCAGCTTGTAGGTGTCGAAACCTGCAACCATGCCAACGTAGCTGCGCTCGAAGGCGTTGTTCGACTTGTTGCCAGCAAAGCTGCGGGACACGGATGCGCCACCAGCTCCACCAGCAATGTTGCCTGCAATGCCGTTGTAGTCGCGCGAGGACAGGGCCAGGTAACGATCGAAGGCTTGGACGCCCTGCTCGTTCATGATCGAGTCGCACAATGCCACATCGTCGTAGTCACCAGCAGCAGTGTTCACGGTCACGACCAGCGAGCCTTGGGCTGCGGCCACGTTCATGATGGCGATGTTGATGTCGGAGGCCAGCTTTTGCTTTGCAGCATCGCCCAGGCGACCCTCTTGCAGGGCATCGCGCAGCTCGAGCGCGTCCAGGATGAACGGCACGGACTTTTGGAAGCCGAGCGTCGCAGGGACGGAGAGCTGGGTGTAGGCCGTGAAGTTGCCGGTCTGGTCCATGCCATCGTACGACTGTGCGATGTAGGGCTGGGGGCGATAAATCACGTTGTTGGTGCGTTCCATCATCGATCCGTCGGTGTTGTAGACGGACACGTTGCGGGACAGTACCAGCGCGTCGTTGAAGCCTTCGAGGATGTCCTCGAACGCGACGCGCTCTTCTTTGGAAAATGCATTAGACATTTTGTGTTCCTATTGAAAAAAATTATTTGGAAGCTGTTCGTTTCTGCGCTTTGTACTGGATGACTTTCGTCATGTTTCCAGTCCTTGCTGCTTCTTCTCTCAGGCGATCAAGGGTTGAGTCCACCGCGCCAGATGATCGTCCAGTTCCCGAGACGATACGTTCTGGTGCGGGTGCTGCCCTGCGGTTGGTAACTTTCAATTCTTTCTCCAGTTTCGCTACCGCGAAGGCAAACTTCACGGGGTCTGTGATTCCAGCAATTTCCTTGGCCTTCTTTGGGTTCTTGCCGAGTGCATAAATAACCAGGGCTGGATTGTCCGCGCCTTGCAAGACGACGCCTTGCTGGGTGATGTTCAAGAGCTGCTGGACGGTTTCCTCAGCATCCTCGTAGTCACGTACCTTCAGCTCGGCCTTGGCCTTGCCGTAGGAGTCCAGTTTGGCTTGCCAGGCTTGATGCTGCTGCAGCTCGGACTTCTTGACCGTCTCGGTCTCCAAGTCGTGCTGGCGCTTGCGCTCATGCCATGCGTCCAATGCTTGCTCGTACCTATCCGCATCGTAGTCGTGGTCTTCCAGTTTTGGCTTCGGACCCATTATCACGACCGGCTTGTTCTCAGTCGTAGTGGCCGTCAGCCTGGCTTCGAGTTCACGAATGCGTCGCTCTTTTTCCCTGTTCGTTTTCCGCAACTCACGCACCCATTCAGGCGCACGAACTTCCTCTTCGGTGGGGGGCGCTTCCTCACCAATGCTGACAACTACCTCGTCATCGGGCTGATCTGAGTCATCGACAACGTCGATTTCCTCGGTGACCTCGTCCTTAAAAACGATCTCTTCGTCCGCAAATACTGCCTCTTTTTGCATCTTTGACCCCATCAAACTCACCCATGGTGCGGCTGGGTGGATGCCGTTTCTCACATTTTCACTTACTTTTTGTCATCTGACAACAGGCTGGACCTCTTGGCCCATGACGGCCTGCTGGGCTGCCTCGATTTCGGTCAGTACCATATTCTGTTCCTGCACGCTGGTCTTGGCCAGCGTCTCGGCTGTCTTGGCCCTGGACAGGCCAGCGTCGGCCACGGTCTTGATTGTGCTGGCGCGTGCCTGGGCAGCCTTGGCCACGGCCTCCTCGGCTGCGGCCTGCAAGAAGATGGCGTTCGGGTCTTGCTGCTGGCCCTGTGCCTGCTGCTCGGCCATCAACTGCTCGGCCTCTTGCTCGGTCGGCTTGACCACGCCCATGCGCAGGAGCTGCTTACGGAAGAAGTCGCGCACGTCGCCGATGCCCTCGCCCTCCATATTCATCATGGCCATTGCCTGCAACACCTGCTTGGTCTGCGCATCGTCGGTGATGGCCATCATGCCGGTCAGAGCACGAACGGTGGCCGCACGCTTGCTGGAGCTGGATGGGCCGACATCGACGACCACGTCGAACTTGGCGCCACTCAGGTCGTTCTGCATGACCACCTCGCCGGTGTCGCTCACCATTGGCTGCATCAGCTCGACCGTGTCCACGTCCTCGGTCCTGCCGATCACCTTCATGCGCCTGCCCTCTTCGACGTAGATGTCCTTGGCCATGCTGAGCCAGATTTCACCGCAGCGCTTCATGCCCTTAGCAAAGTTGCTCATGTAGATGTAGGTCTGCATGTCGATGCGGGTCTGGATCATCTCGACGGCCTTGCCGGAGATGTTGCTCACCATCTTGTCGGCCTGCTGCGAGCTGCCCAAGATGTCCTGCATGTCCTGCTCGGTGATCTGCAGCAGGGCTGCCATCGCTGGCGGTATCTGTGCGCTGCGGGTGTAGGCCACCGGGCCGCTGACAGTCTGGCTGCCGTCGGGTGCCGTGATCGGGTTCACCAGCAGGTAGGGGAAGTTGCGCAGGTTGTCGTCTGCCCACATGAGCTGGTGGCCAGAAACCTGCTCAGGCGTGAGGATGGGTTTCTCGACGCTGGACAGCGCGCTGATCTCACCCAGCTTGCTGAGCTGCATGTTTTTCAGGCGCTGCGCATCCTTGGCCAGGCGCACGTGGCCCATGCAGCGCTCGATGTTGTCCACGAACCAGCGCTTGCCGTAGACCGGAACGATGGGAATGCAGTTGCCTGCGATGTAGCCTGCGTCTTCGAGCACCTTACCGCCGGACATGATGTACTTGTGCACGCGCTTGCGCTTGATCTTGCGTCGCCGCACTTCGCGGCTGCCGATGGCGTTCAGGGTTTCTTCGAGGTTCTCGTCCTTGTCGAAGTCGATCTGGCGGTAGCGCTCCTCGGTGCCGTCGATGGCTCGAAAGATGCGGATGGTCTCGTTGACCTCCTCGACCTTGTAGTATTCAGCGATGAACACCACGTCAGGCGTTGCCCAATCAAATTCATATTGGTGAATGATTTTCGGCCAGTCGGTCGGGTCGTCGCCCCATTCCTCTTTATAGCTGGCCCTGGTCATCGATGTGACCACAAAGCAGGACTTGGCGTCCGACTTGTCCTGGCGCTTGCTGTTGAGGTCGAAAAATACCGAACTGTCGGCGTCGAAGATCGGCTCCATGCGGATGCGCTGATATTCGTTTTCCTCGTCCTCCTCATCCTCGTAGACGGTGCGCAGGCGCCAGGCGCCAAAGCCGCCGCCCACTGCTTCCTCGAAGGCATTGTCGTAAGCCTCGTCGGCCACGCTGTCCTGCTCGTCGGCACGGTACAGGCCGTCGCAGGTCTCGGCCAGCTTGTCGTTCTCGCCGTCCTTGCTGACATAGTCAACTGTAATGCGGTTGTTACGGTACTCGTTGACGATCCGGATCACCGAGAGCATGATCTTGTTGACCTCGAACTTGGGCTTGTTCTCGTATTGGTCCCACAGTGGGCCTTCCCACTGAGCACCGCACAGGCTGTAAAAGCGCCGGTCCTGCAGGCACTGCAAGCGCTCGTCGCGCAGGGCAGTCTGGATGTCGTTAAATTGCTTTAGCGCATCATCGTGCAGGGTGCTCAGGAATTGCTCTTTGGAAATGCGTGCCATATTTTCGCCCTCGTTACAAGTATTTTCTCACCATTTGCTGTTTACTGGCAATGGCGTGAAGTTTATGGACCGGGCAACGGGTACAGCCCTGCGCACGCCCTCGCAAGCATATCTCAGCGCATCGATGACGTGATTCTTCTTATCCTGGAGCACTGGCAGCACCTTGCCGGTCAGCGGATCGGTCTTGTAGCTGTAGAACATCAGCTCGTCGACAGTGTGTGTGCAGCGTGGGTGCACCACGATGTCGTAGGACTTGAGCCACTCGACGCCCTCCTCGACCGACTTGGCGCCTTTGACCGCGCCCATGATCTTGGGGAAGCCGTGCTTGCGCATGTGGCTGATCGTCTCTGGCCGGGAACTGTCTGCCACGATCGGCCACTTCTCGGCCTCGGGCACGGTCATGAACAGGTCAGGCGTGTTGATGATCTCGCAGCCTACCATGTAGGCCTCTTCGTCGATGTAAAGCGTGCGGCCAATGATGTGGCAGCGCACCAGCACGGTCGGGTCGGACGCAAAGCCCCAGTCGGCGCCGAGCCGGTGGATGGCGTCCCGTGGCGTCTCAAACTCCTCGACGCGCCAGTTACGAAAGACGCGCGCGCTGCTGTTTTGCAGGTAGGCGCCGCGCCAGACGTGAGCATACTTGTCCGGGTCTCGGGACAGGTCGTACTCCATCTCGAAGCGCAGCACGTCGGGAAACCAGGGGTTGTTGCTGTAGTTCACTTCGACCACCACAGCGTCGGGTGGCGGCTGGTCACCGCGCAGCAGGAAGTCGACCGGGTCGCTGGCCTGGCTTGGGTTCCACGTAAACCACAGCTCGGAGCCGGGCTTGCGGATGGTTGGCCGCAGCAGGTCCAGGCTGCGCTGCGACAGGCTCTGTGACTCCTCGCACCAGGCACGGTCGTATCCCTCCAGCGACTTTATCGAGTCGGCTGTGTGGTTCTGCATGCCCTGGAAGATGATCAGGCCGTCGCCCTTCTTGGACTTGATGACGGCCTCCTGCACCTCGAAGTAGGCACCGGCATTCATCTGCTCAATCTTCAGCTCCAGCAGCCGCTTGACGGACTGGGCCAGTGATTTCTGGACCTCGCGCACGCAGACGCTGCGGCTGGTCTGGTCGAGGATGTGAGCCTCGATCATCATCTCGGCAAATGTGTGGGACTTGCCCGAGCCACGACCACCGTGGGCGCCCTTGTAGCGCGCAGGCTCCAGCATAGGTAGCGCCCACTCTGGGGTCTCGATGCGCAGGGTTGTCACTTAACCACCACGCGCTCGATCTTCTGGATCGCCAGTGGCCGATCTGGATCACCAGTCAACTCCAGCTTTTCGCCGTACTTCTTCGGGGCCAGTTTGGACAGTAGCCACTTGCGGGTGTCCACCTGCAACTTGTGCTTCTGTACCGCCGCCCAGTCTTTCTTGCCGTCAGGCTGCAGGCCGACATCAACATCGCTCAGTTCAATCACCTCGTTGGCAATGCGCTCGATCAGGTCTTCCCTCGCGCGTGCGTAGTTGTTGGCCAGCTCCGTGTCTTCCCCGACCCAGCCAACAAAGGTGCTGTGATGCACGCCAGCAGCCGCGCAACTCTTGAACGTACTCATCCCACCGCGCATCCCAGCAAGCACCAGGTCGGCAATCTTGCGCCGGTCTGGGCTGCCTGGCTTGGTCGGCGCCTTTGGTTTGTGGGTTTTCGTGGTCATGCTTTATTGTCCTTCATGTTTTGGATTCGCGCCAGCTTCATGGCATCCTTGAGGTCCAGCCTGAGCTGCTCGTTCGCGGCCTGCTCATCTTGAAGCCTGGTGTAGCAGTCGGTCGCAAACTTGGCCAGGGTGTCATGTTCCCAGCTTGCAAAGTTTGGAGTTTCTCGTTGCTTGGTCATTTTTGAAATCTGCCTGTGGATAACTTTTCTGATGGTCTGGCTCTGGTTTGGTATCAAATCTCGCTGCATCGATCGGTAACTGGTAACACCCCTAAAGGGGGGTGTTACGTTACGTTACCGTAAATCGCTGCTTTTGCCCAAGGTAACAGTTACGTTTTTTTACGTTACAGTTACCAGTTACGGCCTGAGTGACTGTGGATAACTTGTGGATAACTTTTGTCATTTTGTTGATTTCCGGATCAGCATGGCGCTTGCTTGAACCTCATCGACCACGGACCAGCCATGCTCAAAGGCCTCGATGATCTGGGCTGTAAGCAGGTCGGCGATGGGCTTTCCTGGCACGCTGGCCTTCATGTATTGCTTGGCTGAGGCCTCGCTGATGGCCAGTTTTTGCACCAGATAGTCCATCATGGCCGACCTGCTGAGATAGGGTAAACCATTACGTTCCTCGGCTTCTGATGACCACCAAGCGTTCTCAAAAGTCTTGCGATGGCTGTCGATCTTGCTATCCTTTTTGCCTGAAGTTGGCGCCTGGGCCTGGACGACAACAGCACTGGTGACCGGCTGGTTGTCCTCGTCGTACCAGCCAGGGATGGTGACCTGCTGCAGCTCGACGTAGATGGTTTCGGCCAGCTCAGCGTCCTTGGACTTGCGCTGCACGATCTGCATGGGCGCGCCGTCATTGCCTGGCACGATGCTGATCTCGATGTCCAGAGCGCCTCGCCAAGCGCTTGAGCCTCGCGCCCTGTGCTGGGCCTCGTCGGAGACGCCGGTATGGTGCACCAGGATGACCGAGCACTTGAACTCCATCATCAGGGCATTGCAGGCGTCCAGCATGGTCTTGGCGTCTTGGGCGCTGTTCTCGTCACCGGCCAGGAATCGGTGCAGGGTGTCGACCACAATCACGGATGGTTTTTCTGGCAGCATCCTGACCTGCTCGACCACCTTCAGGTAGCCGGTCGGGGTGTTGAGGTCGCAGCCGTCTTTGGACAGCCACATGGCCAGGTGCCCAACTTGGTGGTGATGCTTCCAGGCTGCGACGCGCCCACGCAGGCCGTGGTGGCCTTCACCGGCCAGATAGACCACATTGCCTGGACGAACCTTTTGGCCTGCCCATTCTGGCGTTTGTGAGGCGATTCTGAGGCACCAGTCAAGCACCACGAAGGTCTTGCCGCCGCCCGATGGGCCGTGGACCATGACCAAGGCCTGGGCCTGCAGCCAGCGTTTGACCAGCCAGGAGATGGGTGAGGGCTGAGCTGAGAAGTCGTCAGCCGGGATGAGCCAGTCGTCTTTGATAGGCATGAGCAGGCTGGCCAGGTCGTGCCCTGCCTGCACATAATCGTTTGCATCTCCTTCGATTGGCGGCATGACCATCCTCGCTCCAAATTTGGCCGAGGCCTGTTCTGCGTAACGCTGGCCGACGCCTGACTTGTCGTGATCGGCCACGATCACGATGTCCTGGCTGGCGCCGTACATCTCGCGCAGGCTGCCAGTGACCGGCACCAGGTTGCTGGCGCTGTAGGCCACCACCACCGGCCTGTTGGTGGTCTCGTGGATGGTGGCTGCAGTGGCAAAGCCCTCGGCCACGAACAGCGTGCCGGGCTCATCCAGTGAGCCTACCATCCAGAACTTGCCGCCTGTTTGGCCGCCTGGGTGGTACAGCTTGCCGCCGTCGTGCGAGATGTACTGCAGCGTGGCCAGGGTGCCGTCCTGGCCGTACAGTGGCACCACCAGGCGGCCGTCGCCGGTCACGCGCGCCCCATGCACGCCAATGCCCTTGCGCGCCAGGTAGGGGTGCTCTGGGCTGGCCGTCTGCGCCGAGGTCCAGATCGTCTCAACCGTGGCTGACGCCACCTCGTGCTTGCGCTCCAGCTCGGCATCGCGCAGCGCCTTTGCCTCTGCCATGCGCCTGGCGTGTGACATCTCCTCGGTCGCTGTCAGTTTGCGGCCAACCTCTGCGCGCCAGGTCACCTCCATGCCTGCGCGCCAGCAGCCGAACCGGCCAGCCGGGACGCCGTCACCGAACACCAGATACCAGCCTGGCTTATCACCTCCATGACTGCCGTTGCCTTTGGTGCCGGACTTGAACCGGTGAATCTTGCCGTCCAGCAGCAGCTCGTCTGGCGGCTCCAGACCAGCCGATAGCATGGCGCCTCTCAGTTGTGTCTCAGGTGGTTCAATTCTCTTTTCTGGTGGTGGCGACCAAGGACCGCCAAGGACGTTGGAAAGATCAGCCATTGTTGCGCTCCTTTAGTTTGGTTTCTGCCCACAGTGCGCCAGCACCAAAACCTCCATCTGTCCAAATTGCGGTTGTTTTTTCATCTTCCGTCAGCCCTACCCACGGGAGCTGTGAACAAACGTGACCGCAGCGAGGGCAGTCAACAACCTGCTCTGGCTGTGCCAAGTTTTCAAGTAGCGCAATCACATGTCCAACTGTCGCACCTTCTCCAGCACGTTGCAGAATAGCCTCAAGTGCGTATGCGGCATCTTTTAAGCCATCGATGTCAAAGCCATCGTCAGGCTCCTGCTCTGGCTGT